GATGCTACTGTGAAACGCTTCCTGTTTGCAGTCGAACCAGTTGCAGTATAGGTAAGAGTGTGAGGTCCACGACCACTACCTGTACCTTCATTGCCGTTAGCAATTACAACTTGAGGTGATCCAGCAACTGTTACCTTCTCATCCCATGTAACCTCAGCAGTAATTGTCCTACTACCAGCTGCAATAGAAGATTGTACAATACGAATCTTAGTTACAGTAGGTGCAGCAAGAGCTGTTGCTAGACCACCGACACAAGCAAGCACTTCTGGTTGTGCATTAGCATTTCCGTTACCTGTTGACTTAGAACCAGGTGCTACCACCCAACCCGTATTGTCAGCATATATGGTAGCCTTATTATAATCTGAATTCTCGTCTTCTGGCAGCCATTTGGGCTTATTTTCTGCACTAGAAGCGGTGTTTCCCCATAATGGCATGGTAAATTTACTCCGAAATATTAATCTGTATATTTATTTATAATGCTATTTTTTTACTAGCATAATATTTCTCTGCTGCTACAACATAATCACCTATATTATGGTCAGCAACACCATCAAATCTGGTGTCTTTTTCATCCTTCAATTTAATCTCTGGATGAGTATGTACATAGCCAGCGAGCCAAGGAGGAGTCCCTGGAACAATGTCATCACCATGCACAAACCGAAGATGTTCAAGATCTTTAACCCTCTGTCTAAGTCTACGTCCACCTGGTCTAGGAGATCCAGCAGTAACCAGTGCCACATTCTTATTACCTGAATCCCATAAGAGATCGGCAATCAATGTAGCAGTAGCACCACCAAGTGAATGTCCTGCTATAACTAATTTTCTTTTGGGATCTAGTCCCTCGTAAGCAACTACTAGTTCTGCTAATGTCCTATTAGCATTGTTTTTAAATCCTCGGTGACAGTCATCTCTCTTAATAAGAAACTTTAGATTGGTTACCCAGTCTGTAGTTTCATTAGTACCTTCTACTGCAAGAACAGTATGACCTTCTATCTTTCTACTGACTAGAAAATCTTGTTTATGAGGATAAACGTCACGACAGCACCGAAGTGCCTCAAGGACTACTTCTTTTGAAAGTGTCATGAAATTATAATGCAACTATATTATATATCCTAATCGTATATTTTTTTACCGTCTTTCATAACACCACTACCCTTCTTATCGTAAAACTTAATCCTTTTCTTTGCTTCTGCTCCCTGCTTCTTAAAGTCTGCATACTTTTTCTTCTTCCGTTCATCATGTTTTTTAGCAGCTCTAGATGCTTTAATATCCATAGCATAACTACTGATCTCTTGTATATTATGTTCCACGAGTATCCCTCATCAATTTCTCAGCGTCTGCTTTTGACTGACGACGTTTTGCAATCGTATCTGCTGGTGTAAATTTCCTATCACCATACTGACGGTTACCTTTCTCACCCTTAGTCTTCTTCTGCTGACCAGGTGGTTTACCAGTCTCCTTACGGATACTAGTTCTAACTGCTCTCATTACCTTACTAGTAGATCCACCCTTTGAAGTTGGTCTACCCTTTGGCATGTTCATTGAACCTGATGACTTACCAGTTTCCTTTTCATACCTATTCAATTCATTAAATGTTAAGAGTCTCCTTTCTTCTGGCCTTTCTTCTGAGATTTCTTCTTCACTTGCATAATTAGTTTCTGTTACTTGTTGACTAAGATCTGATTTGGGTCCAGCGTGGTGATCTACACCACACTTAATACAAGGGTTTTGATTGCAATCACAATCAGTACACTTGTTTTTCTCTTTCAAATCCTCCACTTTAGGATTTATCTTGACTTTAGTTTTTTTCTCAGAAAGTTCTTTAAACGTTAACATTATGCATCTCCTCAATAATTGTTTCTATCTCTTCGATAGGGAATAATCCTGACTCGTATAGATGTGCAATATTATCATAGTCCTCACCTAGACGACTAGCAAGTTTGTCACTTCCTTTAGATATTAATCTAGAAGTCTTACCGACTGCTTTCTTAACACCTTTCTTAACAAGTCTTCCGACTGCCTTCAAAGCACCACCGACTGCCTTACGTGTTTCACCACTAGAAGATGATCTCTTAACAACCTTCTTCTTAACAACCTTTTTAGTAGTAGTCTCAGATTTCTTACCCTTAACATCAGAAAGAAGTTTATCTAACTTACCACCTGTACCATCACCATCATCCTTCTTATCTGTATTCTGTTTAGTAGGTCTTGACATTGCAGAACGCTTTGCCTTAATTCTTGCTGCTTGATATTCACCAGCAGCATGACCAGCAGCCTTACCTGCACCACCAATTATCTTCTTACCTGCTGCTTTAAGACCTTTCTTAATAGCAGATCCAGCTTTCTTTAATCCAGCTCTCAAACGATCTGACCTCTTAGGTTCAGGTTTAGAATCACTAGATGTCTTCTTGGACTTCAACCTTTCACGTGCCTCTGCACCTTTATCTTTACCTAGATCTACATTCTTAGGTTTCTGCACTGCAACATTAGGGCGTGCTGAATGTAATGATGTTGCTTCATCAAGAATTTCAACTTCTTCTAGTGCTTCACAGATCTCTAGTAGATCAGATTCATCTTCAGCAATTTCATATATGATTTCTTCAAAGAAACATACCAATTGCTCATCGGTAAACGTATACAATTCAGTTAGATTATCTAACTCTTCATCTGTAAAATAAAATGCTTCCTTTTTATGTGCTGTATGCTTAGGATTCTTAGCAGGATCCTTTCTATTATATGCATCTCTTGTATGGTGAGTTGCTCTCTGAGTAGCACTCAACTTATACTTAGGAGTCTTAAGTTTCTTACCTGACTTACCAACGTCAGTTTTTTCATCTCTCTTTCTCTCATGACCTTTTTGACTGGTATCACCAATGCTCTTAGACTTCACAGGATTACTTTTGTTCTTAGCAAATCCAAATGACTTAGCACCACCACCTGTTTGATTACCAGCTTGTGTTTCTGCAGATGCGTTACGACTTCTTGCCGATTGTGCTAAGTTATACCCAGCTCTCTCACTCTTACCTACACCACCACCTTGCTTTGATCTCCTTTTCGCTCCAAGTTCTTGTGCTCTCTTGTAAGCTTTTTGAGCGACTTTCTCGCTCTCCTCAATCTTTCCCAGGCAATCAGCCTCCACTATCTTAGCAATCTCTTCTTCGCTAAAGACTCCAGTAGCACGTAGCTCCTCAGATTTCTCCTCATTCTTTAGATGGTCAGCAGCTTTATATGCTTTGTTACCTGACTTATAATTTTGATATGCCTTGGTGTTTGCTTTCTTATCAGCATTGGTCACAACCATACGACTGTCTTTCTTCTCTTTCTTAGCACCACCGTAGACTGCTTCTTCAACATCCTCTACTTCTTCAGAGTATGCCTTCTCTTTTGCTTTCTTTTCTCTCTTACTGATCTTACCATCAGTATCAGATTTCTCATACCACTTACCATCGCAGTCATCATCCTGCCAACGAGGCTCTTTTTTCTTCATCTTCTCTAGTATCTCTTGATACGCAGATGACATGTCAGGAAGCTCTTTAAAATCCATTTGATGTAATAGGTCTTGTCCTCTTTATTTATACTAATTACTTTTTCTTTTGTATCTTCTTAAGAAACTCACCTGGAGTAAGTTTTTTAACATAGTTACTTAGGGCATCTGTCCCTACCTCTCCTGCAGGTGTCCAATTAAATCCTTTGATAGCAATTTCAGTGCTAACCTCTACTAAATCTCTCAACCAAGAACGATATACAGTTTCATGTTCGTCAATACTGATAACATAATTACTACCACGACTTACAATTTTAGTTAGAAGACCAGTGTTATCATTCTCCACAAAGGATCCCACTTTAAATAAATCATCTGTAAAGTATGCTTCTCGCAATCCTTGGGGATCTAACTTAGGAGCAATCTCAAATAATTTAAATGATGCATCATGGAAATCGTCTAAATTTTCTACTTGCATAGAAGATCTTAGAGACTTATAAAGACGAAGTTTTTCTTTTGGTCCTAATGCTTTTGGTATACCTTTCTCAAATGTTTTAAAGTCATCTTCAGCAGCAGCCTTTCTCATCTTAGATGCACTCATACCAGATACATCATCAGCATCAGGATCTCTTGCACCAGCAGAGACAACTAAAATATTTTCAAACTCATACAATTTACCATTATATTTTTGAGCAAGAGAATTAAATTCAGATACTCTATCACCACCTACAACAATCTTTACTTCACTAAAACCTTCATCATTTAAAGCACCAAGAACATCAAAAATAGTGCGGAGATCTTCTCCAGTAGAGATGGCATCCTTATGCTCTGGATATGCCATCTTCATATACTTAATTTTTTCTGATGGACCTAAAGGATTCTTCTTTGTGTCCTGAGTTTGACTAGGATATATTCTATACTCTCCACCATTTGCTTCTCTAGCAACTCTCTTAATTAAAACTTCATGGCCAACAGTAGGTGGATTAAATCTTCCGAAAGTAATAGATACCGAACCTTGATCGCTCTTATTCTCACTTCCTCCATCTTCTTCTTGTCCACCTTTTTGTGTACCTCCTTGCTCTGCAGCTGATAGCTTTACTAGCTTACCATCTTTAGAAACGTGCGTGACATTACCTCTAGGATCAGCATAGCGTCCATAAGATACGTGCTTAAGACCTAGTTTTTCTGCGGTCTGTGCTGCTAGGGAACGTTCTGCTTCTGATAGAAAAGCACTAAACTTTTTCATGCGTCCAATCTTTATCTAAATTAAAGTTTGCTCTACTAAATGTTAGACGGTCTACAAGTTTATATTGTTTATCTGCTACAGTAACAAACCCCTCATGATTGATTGATTTGCCTTTAATATCACAGATAACACTACCATCCGTTTGGATAGTATTAAGTACACGCATCTTCAGTTGAAATATTAATTGCCATACTCTAAAGGTATTGACATTAACCTCTCTCTTATATTTAGCATCCAACAAATCATACATGTAATCAGCAGGTGGAAAGTCTACATCCCAACTGTCATCACGAACAAACCAGTTTATATGTTTAGCTATTTCTACACGTGCCTTTTTACTTGAAGGTATCTTAGTGAAGGGTAACAAAGCAACAACCTTTGCTAAGATATCAACACCGTTAAATGGACACCTAACTACCTTTGCTGCAGTAGTATCTATGAAGTAAGAAGACTCAATACTATCTGACAATGTATTCAGAGTATTGATTAGTGCTTTACTAATAGGTTTACCCACTACATCAGGACCAACAGCAGTATATTCTGTGTGCGGAGCTAGAATAATCTCTTTAGTAATTTTAGTGGCAAATCTATACCGCACAATATTAGGGCAATAAACACTACCCCCACCGACACCGATCCAGTCAGCTTGGACAATACGATTGATACGAGGAACGTTATCAAAAGCCAACCGAAGAATGTCAGCGACAATGCCTTGATGATTTTGATCAATGTCCTCATGACTGTAATTAATTTTAATTAAACGTTTGTTGAAGACGGACTTAGTGCCAACAAAAAACCTATCATTCTCAGGGTTAATCCCAAACACTATAGCAGGAGCACCATCATATTTGATACTGATATTATCAGTAAGCGATAGTGCTTGCTTGACTGCACCCAATGCGACCCTACGACCAGTTAAAATACTGTCTTCTAAGTGATCAAGGTGTTTGTTGGGCATCCATTCCTCATCTGATACCCATATCATAGCAGAACAACAGCAGGTTTCAAGCTGCATTAGTACAGTTTGCCAAATGGTCCAAAGCGTTTACCCTTCTTCGCTGCTAGGAATACCATATCTGTCATAAATTCTCTTCTCTGGGTCTTCTTCATATCAACAACCACATCTAAGAATGCCATTTGCATACACTTACTGTGTGCAACGTGAGGTTCATTAGCATATACTGCTAACATATTATCAATAAACGTTTGCTCATTAGCAATCTTAGTATCAACTTTTTTTGTTTTAAGTTTAGTAAATAAAGATCTATATTTACTTTCCTCTTCTAAGAACTTAGTAGCTGTTGATGGAAAATTCTGATGTCTGTTTATAAAATCACCCTTATTATCACTGATCAATTTACCAACCATATCAACTGGTGCTTTACCAACACGAGCAGCAGCTGCACCCTTCTGTGTAGGTTCCCATTTTAAATTAGAAGTGGACTTAGAATCATTTGCTTTAATCTGAAAATTATATTCAGCACCATTACCACTTACAATGATCCTAGTATCTTGTGTAGAGAATTCATTCTCACTCTTAGTACTAAGATCGATTGACATGCTATCTACATTGAAATTATAATCTGCTTCCAACCCATCCTTACGAACATTATACTCTTCATACTTAGCAGTAGCACCCGATACTTTCTTAAGAGATATGCCAACAACCTTTCTCTCTGTAAAAAGTTTACGCAATACTGCATTCAATTCAAGTATTGTTTGTGATCCATTACCATCAATAGTTTGATCAATTATTTCTTCAACCTTTGTTTGATTTTGTATACACCATATGTCAGCAGGGTTCCAAGTATCTTTCTTACTAACACCAAACTTCTTCTTTACTATGTCTGAAATATATCCCATAAAACCTTCATCTCTATTGAAGATTTTAAATTTAACATTACTAAATTCTGTTAACATCCTTGCCTGTTGAGCATAGAATACCTTTAACCATTCCTCTTCTACATTTGGATAAAGTTTTTCCAACTCTTTATACTTTGGATCTAATTTTATATCTGTCCACTTATTATAGGTATAGGAATCTTTAATAGCACGTTGCATTATCCATGCTGATGCTCTTTCTTGCATAGCAGTTGTCTTAGCATCTGCTGCTTTAGCACTCTTCTTATGACTTGCTAAGAACCTAACCTTTACCTTACCAAAAATATAATCTAGTGCAGACTTACCACTTACTGTCTTAACACCTTCATGATCTGGATCAAACTTTTCAATGTTTTGCTCAAACTTATCTAAGTTAGACTCAGATACTTTGATTTGCCACATTGCATTACCACCATTCCAATTACTATCAGCAAAAAAGAAATCCTTTTCAGGCATACCTTTAGTAATAGTATTAAAAGTTTCTAGTATCTTTACTGATCTTGCTTTTGACTGTGCCTCACTATAAGGCATGTTCCACATCGTAGCCATTAGTTCATACAGGTCTCCTCTAATATTTAGTAATACATACCACCAGGACTCTCATTTAATTCAATCACAATACTATCTACGATTCTATCAAATGATTTTGACATCTGACGATACCCAGACCCAACATACATCTGCCCTACAAATACTGATACAGTTGCAGCACCCCAAAATAAGTAATAAAATCTACTCTTCACTTGATTTCGTGCCTTAGTAATTTTGTCTGCCATAATTATTTTTCATTCCCCAACATTATACATCATTTGTCAGCAAATTTCAACCCACCTACCAAAACTTTTTTCATATTATGAGTTTCATGAGCACCATGCATGATAGAAGATTCAAAAAAGACTAGTTTTCCTACTCTAGGAAATACATGTATCTGATAATCAAATCTTCTATCATCAAAATTTTCTATCTCAAAATATGTTTGACCATCACTATTAATATCACGTTGTAATTTTTCAGCATCAGGTGGTCTAGGTTTCATTTTTTCTTGCGTCCAAATACTATTACTAAGATATAAAATGTATGAAATATCTTCCTGATTATTACGTCCATGATCATGTAACGCTTGATAACCACCTGTTTCATATTCAATAAAATGTGCTCCATAATATTGAAGAGGTGTATTAAGTTGCTGCTCTATAGATGATTTGATCTTTAACAATGATTCTTTAAGAGGTTGAAAATCTTCTAACTGAATTATATTTTTAGTTTGAAGTCCATATCTAGTACAGTTTTGTCCATCATAAACATTTTCTGGTTTATGTTTAACCTCATCAAAAACTTTAGTAACATCATTAACAATGTCATCACTAATCATTATCTGATCAATCAGCATATACTTCTCCTATCTCAGAACAATTAATACCAAATTCTCGAATAAGATCCATGACATAATATTTAATATTGTCAGGAACAATTATACAATATCCAATACCAAGATTGAATACTCTTCTCATTTCTAACTCATCAATATTACCCTGTCTTTGGATCTCTAAGAAGATCTCTGGTACTCTCCAAGAATTCCAATCAACATCAACTCTCAATCCTTCAGGTAAACACCTTGGTAAATTTTCTGGTATACCACCACCTGTAATATGTGCCATGCCATATATGTCATCAAACTCATCAAGCAATTCCTTAACTACTGGTGCATATATGGTTGTTGGAGTGAGTAACTCAGGATGATTACAATAATTTAACTTCAGTCTACGTGCCAAGTAATTGACAATACTATATCCATTACTATGAATACCACTACTTTCCAATCCAATAACTTTATCAGTTGGTCTAATATATCTACCATCTATAACTTTCTTTTTCTCTACTATACCTGTACAAAATCCAGCAAGATCAATCTTCATCTGATACTGAGGATGTTCAGCAGTCTCACCACCTATAAGTTCTATATCAGCTATCTCACAACCTTTAATAATACCTTTTATAATATCAGGTATCTTATCATCCAACTTCTGAGTAGAAATATAATCTAAAAAGTATAATGGTTTCGCACCACAAGTGATTATATCATTCACACACATAGCAACAAGATCTATACCAATAGTTGTATAGTCATTAGCAGCCTGTGCAATATCAATTTTAGTTCCTACACCATCCGTCCCAGATACTAAAATAGGTTCCTCATATCCTGAAGGAACCTGAAACATACCACCAAATCCATGACTGGTAATTGGAATAGATTTAGCAAACTTATTACCAGCATCTATATCAACACCAGCAGTTTTATAATCTAATACAATTCCCTCTTTCTTAAAATCTAGAGGTGCAAAATCATCTGTCATTTTTTAGTAGTGTTGCTACGTGTTCTGTTTATGATACTAATGAATTTATCACCAGCAAAATGCCCACCTAAGCAGACATCTATCTCATCACCATCTTTCCAGTTGGTTTCACCATTCATTTTGGTGTGAGTCATTGCTAGTTGGATTTTCTGAATGACTTCTTGTGTTAATCTCATCTTTCCAATTCCTTTTCTACAACATCCATAAGACTTTCAAACTCTTTAAGATGATCTAGATCATATAGTAGTTTAGATAGTTGAGTTACAACCAATGGTTTTTCATTAGTAGCAGCAGACTTAATTGCTGACCTAATACTTCCTTCTGCTTCGAGTAGGTAGTCTTGAGTTTGTTTAGATAGTGCCATTTTTAAAAAAGAAAACTTGATTCAATCTGTATTCGTCAAAATATCTATCAGTGCAGATATTCATACCATGATAGCATAAACCATCAAATAAAACCAGCCTATTATATGCTGGTTCAAGTTGTTTAATACAATTATAATTTTGTTTTGGTTGCCAAGGTTCTTGATGCTCTGTTATTCCTTTGGTGTCATCAAATAATAGTTCATAAAGATTAGTACCACTTCCAACACGATCATCATTTAAATATACTAAAGCAGTATATCCTTCATCAGTATGTGGCCACCAATAGTTATTTTTATAATCATTAAAATCTTGTTTACGAAATTGAATTTGGTTAGTAAGTACTGATTGATTATCTATTGCTGGTTGTTTACACAGGTCTGACATAAATTCATATGCCATCTCTATTTGACTAGTCCTTTCAGCCCATCTTCTATCCTCAAATGATACTCCATTAAGACCATTCTCATGATCCTTATGAATAATAGGATTTGAATTTAAAAAATAATCTCTAATACGATCTGGATCTTCATAAAAATTATCAACAACATAGACATCATTAAGTCTTTGAAAATTAGAATCATAGACTTTCTGTATTTCTACATTTAAATTTTTATTTAATTCAAACATAAAAGACTTCAAACATCACCATCCTTTCTGTTCTCTGAGTAGTGAACATCAAACTCACCACCAGGATATCTTGCTTTGAGTTTGTCTACATTCATCTCAATGATTTCTTCAGGAGAAACGTCTAATGATATACATGCTTGTATAAAATACCACATGATATC